AACGAAGCCTCCACACGCGGTGTCTGAATTAGCTTCCATAGGGAAGTCACAAAACTAACACCATGAACCTGCCGCCCATCGTTATCGTTATCCTTGTCGGAATCGTCGCTGGTGCTCTAGCCGGTTTGGTCATGGGCCGCGGCCTTGGATTGATCGGCAATCTGATCGTCGGCATCCTTGGCGGCTATGTTGGTAGCTGGCTGCTGCCCAAGGTGGGCGTGAGTTTCGGCAGTGATCTGACTGGTAGCATCATCAGCTCAGCCATCGGTGCCCTGGTGCTGCTCTTTGTCATCGGCTTGATCCGGCCGAAGTGATGGTGCGAGCACTGAGTGTAACTTTCCCAACTTGGTGCTTGATCGAATGTGAGCACTTGCCATTAATGGCGGCTCTTCAAAACATCTGCGGGCTGTAGTTCAGCCTGGTAGAACGCTTGCATGGGGTGCAAGAGGTCGTGAGTTCGAATCTCGCCAGCCCGACCAGATGTCTAGGATTCCAGCCCGAAAGGGCGGAATCGTGCTTGTGTAGTTTGTGCTTATTTGTGCTATTATTTCGCCAATTAGCACACCACTATTAGCACACAAGATCACTCATGAAGGGACTCTACACGCGCGGTGCCACTTGGTGGCTCCGCTTCACTCCGCTGCCTGGCACTCCTCAGGAACGATATTCGCTGGGCACCACGGATGAGGCCCAGGCTATTGTCATCGCTCAGCAGATTATTGAGAGGGTCTCTTCTCAGGCTCGTCAACGGGCAGAAAATTGTGAAGCTGAAATCAATGCCTACCTCGCAGCCATGCGTCACGAGGGCTTGGCTAAATCGACTCTGAGTTCTCGGTCTTATGTCTTGCGCGGATTCGTGGCGGATCTGGCTGTGGTGCATCCCAAATCTATCACACCAGGCATGGTGCTGCGTTGGTTCGAGCGCCGTCGCAAGGCCTATGAGCAGACGGCTGTGGCTTATTTGAATGTGGTGCGGTATTGGCTCAAGTGGCTTGTAGCTGCAAATAAGCTGCCGACGAATCCCGCTAATGCGATCAAGCTGCCTAAGCTCCGGATGCGCAGGCGGAGGTCTTTTTTACTGCCTGATCAGGCCAGGGCTCTGCTCAGCGCATGCCTGGATGACGACGATATGCGCTATGCTATTTTTTGCGCCATGCACCAGGGACTCCGCAAGCAGGAGGTCATTGAGTCAATACCCGCTTTTTTTGACCTCCAGGAAGGGCTCCTCCATATTCAGGCTACGCCTACCTTTGAGCCTAAGGATCGCGACTGTCGCACCATTCCTCTGACGACAGAGTTTCGCGCGTGGTTAACAACTCATTACGGACTTCGTACGCCATTCATGTTTCGCCCTTCGGCCAAGCATGGCGCTGCGCGTTATCGTTCCGATTTTGTTAAATCCTTTGCTGCGATCAAAAGGCGAGCAGGGCTTAACCACATCACGTTTCACGACCTGCGGCGTACGTTTGCTTCGTTGTTGGTCTCAAGTGGGGTCAGCATTTACAAGGTCGCAGTTTGGCTCGGCGACGACGTGGCTACGGTGCAGGACACCTACGGGCACCTTATCCCTCAGGACGTGGAGGTCAATAAATCTTGGGAGCGTAGGCCAGTCGAGATCGTCGCCGGTGAGGCACGCGCCGGACAGGACTAAGCTACACGAGGGACGCGCTACGGCGCGTTGCCTCCACTGGGCTTATTCGAGCCGCTTGCCCACGACTTCCGAAGAATAATTCATGCCGTGTTATTTAATTGTTGACGTATGAAATAACGAGCCTACAATGTCCCATGCTCAAGAGAGCACGAACCAAACAACTCAACTCTACACGACCATGACTAACGCAAGCATCCTCGACTACAAGGCAGGCTCATTTATCGGCAACGTCACCATCGCGCCTGAAACGATGGCACGCTACGAAGAGCAACTTAGCAGCAACGCAACGGGCGCGGTGAAAGCCTCTGACTGGCTCACCGAAGAGCAAACCGGATCGCTCGGAATCGCCGCCGATCTCACGATCTAAATTGAGCCAAAATGAGCCGCAAGAAACCAGCACTCACCAAGGCCGGGACTCCGCGCAAGCGGAAGCCCGGCGCGGGCCGTCCAAGCCTAGGCAAAATCAAGATGACCGTCCACATTCTGCCCGCGACTCGGCAGGCTCTTGGCAACAAGCCCGGCGAAGTCCTAGACGCGCACTTCGGCGGCTCGAACACACGATGATGCCCCATCTTACGAGCGCTTGAGGCTCTGCTCGTCCCCTGGCTTGCATCGCGCGGCGTTGCAGATCGTTGAGCGCTTCACCCCGCATTGGCACATGATGACTCTCATGGCAGCAGCCGAATAAATGCACGGGCCAGAGATTGCTCGCGGTCCTTGCGCCAGACGCCATCGCCGTCACGTCCGCCGCTGGGGCCGGTATTGGCCTCGATGGTGTTGACTCGGCCTTTTTTGGCGACGCTCTCGACAAGGCCGATATGGCTCATGTCGAAAATCATGATGTCACCCATCATTGGCGCGGCGGTGTCGGGCAGGATCAGTAGGCCGCGCTTAATGGCCCATTCTTGCCATCGCCAGGCTCCGGCGTATTTGCAGCGCCATTGCTCGTAGCTGGCCAGGCTCATGCCCAGGGTGTCCCGGAGCTTGCCGTGTTGCGCGAGGAGTCGGCCCCACGTGGCTAGCCAATAGCACATCGCGGCGGCGCAGTAGGGTGCGCGCGCGGCATAGCCGTCGGGGTAGCTGGTCTCGGGCCAATAGTGGGCGAGCCATGGCGCGCGGTTGCTGGTGACTTCGGTCTTTCCGACATCGCGCGCGGCGATGTCGACGAGGGCTTGCCGGGCAATGATGGCGTCCATGCCACCGCGGGTCTGTCAATGGTGGGCAGCTAGCCAATGCAGTAGAGCTAGCGTGCTCGGTCCGTCGGGCGTGCGCTGGCCGGTGAGCCAGCCACTGAGATTCTGCGGCTTGATGCCAAGGTGATCGGCCAACGCGCGGCGGGAGCCGTTGCCTAGCTCGTCGAGTCTGGCCACGACGCTGGCGATCAGCGCGGGCATGTCGGCAGGGATCATGCGCGCCGCGTGTAGAGGGCGTGGATGGCCAGAGCCAGCGTATATTCGTCCTCTGCCGCATCGGCAGTGCCAAGGTCGATTTGCCGCTCTGTGGCGCTATCCGTAAGAGTGCCTGCATACAGCTGGATGTCTGCGACTGTGGGCTGGTCAATGAGGCTGACATAGCCACTGCGGTACCCGTGCGCACTGGCGACGGCACTGCTGGCCATGTAGGTCAGCACTGGCTGCGCGTAGCTGTAGCAGTGCTCGCCATGCACGGTTATGATGGCCTTGGCAGGATGCCGAGCAATGACGATCCAGTCGCGCGGTGGGAGCTGCACTGCCAGAGCCTCCGCCTGGAGTGCTACACTGGCCAAGCGCAGGTCACCAGGCAGCGGACGCGAGAGCATGGCCGACTCGGCCTCATTGGTCATGCGCGTCATGGACTCGCCGGACGTATGCCAGAGCCAGAGCGTGGCCCACGCATCCAGCTGCACGCGCGGGGCGTGTAGCGGCCATTGGTCGGCAGGATAGAGCAGGGCAGCCCCCAGGAGCTGATCCTGGAGGTTGCTTGCGTGGCGGTAGAGGTGCTTGGTCACTGCTGCGATGTGAGGTGCTGCCGGGCTCTCTCCGCGTTGGCTCGCAGAGGGATGATGGTTTTTTTATACTTCCTCCCGGCTCAGGTGCTCACCCAGCTCGTCAGGGAGATACCCATTATTCTGGCGCATGATCCAGTCTAGCGATGCCTCATCAGCATCCTCAATCTCGATCACGCAGCGGGCCTCGTCAGTATGGCATTGGGCCTTCTTATCCGTCTCGGACTTGTATTTTCCGCAGCACGCACAGACTTGCTTGGTGCTGTAGGAGGTGCCGCCGTTGCTCCACACCCCTGGGTTTTCCCTGATGCCGCCGACGATGCTGTGTGGCGACTGCCAATCATGCTCCCCGTCCTCGCTGATCTCGCACTCGGGTAGCTCGTCGCTGTATTCGCCGCTGCAATCATGGCTGTCATTGTCACTGGTGGCGTCCTCATCGATTTCGCCATCCATGCAGACATCGTCGGCATTCTCGGGATAGTCTTCCCACTCGATATAGACTGTCTCCACATCCTCATCGGTCGAGGCGTCCACAAGAGCGTCAATCCATTCCTCAATTTCCTCGTGGGTCATCCAGGTGGTGCCGTTGTCGCAGCCCTCTTTGATCAGGTGATAGGTGGCCATGCTGACGCCATCCGTCTGGCCTTCCAAATAACACTTTTTATTGCCCGCCACGAGATATGCGGCCAATCCCATTCGCTCGACTGTGGGTATCCATCGCTGGATGCGGACGATCTCACGCACGCAGCATTGTAGGCTGATCGTCCGGTAGGTGCCTTCCTCGCTGCTCCAGTCGCCCGCCTCGATCCACTCGCGGCCCGCCTCGATGGCGTCCTCGAGTGTCTCAGCGTAAATGTCCTCGGTGCAGCCGCCGCCAGTGCGGTCGTAGATGCGATAGTTGGCCAGCTTGGTGGCCAGCTTGGTGGCGGTAGCGGTGGTAGCTTGAGTTGTCATATGTTTGGTCTCAACTTTTGCGACCTGAGTCCGGTCGATTTTCTGTTTTCGTTCAGCGGGCGTCGTGCTCGCTTGCTGGTGTCATAATAATGCATTTGCATTACGTGGCAAGTTCTTTCTGCAAAAAAAGAAAGCCCCGCAGCGCGGCCATGTCGGCAGGCACGTTAGCCGTCATCTTCCTCTTGCAGCTCTTGCTCGGCAGCGCGCCAGCGCCGCCATACATCAGCGACCTCGCGCGTGCTGCTGGGGAAGTCCATCTTGGGATGCATGCTCGGATGCATCTGCCAATCTAGGCAGGCTGTCAGCGCACTGAATGTCTCATCGACCGACCAGAGCACGGCGTGCTCGGTATCGAGCAGGCCGCTAAAGTCGGCATTTGCATCGTCCACGAAGAGCCAGCGAGGCAGCGTGATTGTCGGCTCGATCACATACATGAGCGGTACGGCGTGATCCTCGTCGCCATAGGCCTCGTAGTAGCGCCAGACTTTCGTCATGCCGTTGTTAAATTTTCCCTCGGTGGTGAGCGCCAGCGCATCGGGGGGCCAGACTTGCGGCTGGCGAATGCCTATCAATCCGCCATCAGGATTGAGGCAGTGCATCTTGACGAGTAGGCAGGGATTGCGAAGCCGGGCGATGCCCCATAGATGGTCTGGGGCATCGTAGAGAAGGGCGTGCTTGGGGATGGTCATGCGTGTTGGTGAAAAGTTTCGATTTGCTTCCAGGAAAGTTTTAGCTCTGACTTGGCCTGCATGACCGCTTCCGGTGCGGGATGCACGGCACCACGGCCTTCAGCGTTCCATCTCCGGCTGTAGTGGTAGATGATCGCTGTGGCATCGGTGCTAGCGCTGCCCATCGTCGCCGTCGCGTAGCGTGGCAGCGCTAGCGTGGCCATGCGTGTGATGCAGGCCTGGGCGATCTGCGCTATCAGCGCGGGTGCTGCTGCCGCCTTGGCAGCTTCGGCAGCGCGGGCCCTACGGGTGGCTGCTGCTTTCTGCGCGGCTGCTTTTCGCTTGCGGCTGGCCAGTTCCGCCTTGGTCACGACGGTCATGGTGACATTCTTGGTCATCTTCCGGCCATAGCCGGTGATGGTCACGGAGGCACCGCTGACAGTGCACCGCGCTTCTTTGATGCTGACCGAATGGGAGCGCCAGGCGAGCTTGCCGAAGCGATTGATGGCCACCCGCTCCCACTCGGTCACGACCACATCTGCCACGATCCAATCCGTGCCGCTGGCGCGTGCTGCTTTCCGCTCAGCTTTGTAGGCTGCGAGGCTGGCCTTGCCCTCGTCGCTGCTCAGCCACTCCAGGCAGGTGTCGAGATCAAAGAATTTCACCCGGCTAGCATACTTGCCTACGTGATGCCACTCCCCTGTGGAGGGTGCATTCTGCGTAACAAAGGCTGCCGTCGTGCCTTGGCCGATAGCCTTGGCGATGTGGCTGGCTGGCATGCGGCCCGAATCCATAGCGGCTTCGGCATTGACGGAACGGCCACGACCGTGGCGGAGGTAGGTTGCTGTAGTGCTCATGTTTGTTCCGCGTGTTTAGCGAGCTGCGTCTGCTCGTTTTTTGTTTTCTTTCAGCGGGCACCTGCTCGCTTGCTGGGGTGATAATAATGCATTTGCATTAGCTGGCAAGCGCCAAATGAAAAAAAAGCCGCAGCCAAGATTTGCTTGGCTGCGGCTAGCTAGTGGGAGGGCGCAGATTATGGGGCAGCTAGCGGACGCCTGCGGCCTCGCTGCTGACGTTGTTGTCGCGAGCGGCCATGCCGAGGACGATGCCACCTAGGCCGGTGAAGGTGCCACTCAGCCAATGCCAAGCAGCGGGTAGGAGGGAGGGGACGGCTTGACCGGCTGCAATTAACAAGCCGCCTACAGTTGTCTTCCAGGAGGATTTTTTCATGGTGCGAATGATGCGTGTGGTGCGATACAGCAGAGTCACCTTGTCAATGATCGACGGCTTGCGGATTGGCTCTGGTGGCTGCATCGGCTGCCCTAGCTCATGCGCACGGCGTAGCTCGTCGCAGCGTTTTATTTGCTGCTTGCGCAGCATCTCTTCGAGTGCCGGGTTGCCGGTTTTCATTGAGGGTCCAGTAGACTGTGATCGCCTGCGCTGTAGTCATCATGCTGCGCGCGCTGCCCAGCAAACGGGCAGTCATCGACCGGGCATTTGTCCACGGCGATGAGCTGGCCTGCGGCATAGCCGTGGTCACGCTCCAGCTTTTCGATGCGCTTGCGCAACCAACGACGATCTACTTTGCACTCCTGGGCCTCTTTCCAGAGGAGTCCAAAGAGGCAGACGAGGCCACTCGTGACGGTGGTAACTGCGGTTATAAGACCTTGCTCAAATGTCATGCAGTGGTTGTCTGGTAGTTGATTGATAGTCACTTTTTCAGGGCCTCGGTGCCCACGTCCTTGATTGCCTCCACGCATTGCCCAGCCAGGCTGAATATTGCCGCCATGCGTAGGTGCTGCGCTAGTTGCTTGCCTGCCTCCTCGCTTGTGCCGCTCATTCGAACGTTGCCTGCGGGATCAACGGTGAGTGTGCCTGCGCTGATGAGATTGTTGTTGACGATGCGGCTGCCATCTGCGCGCGTGATGACTTGCGTCGAGCAGGACGCTAGAGCGACGAGGACGATCAGGGAGGAGAGTGCTTTCACGATTTTAATTGCTGACGGATTTGATCACCGTGAACCTGATAGTGTCAGCTGTGGTGTCAGCGGTCGATGCGTGCAGGTTACTCAGCGTGACCGTGAAGCTGCCCGCTGCTACTGCGGTCACAAAGGCCACTGGCGTGCCTGTGCTACTGCTGACCACTTCCACAATGACCGTGTCGGTCGCAGCGACCGTGCTATTGGTGACGACAAAGGACGCCTCGGCCCCAGCGGCTAGGCTAGTGCTATTGCACGTAATCAGACCCGTGATTTTATTCAGCGTCACTCCGGTGCTTCGGCTTGTGCTCTGGGTCTGCGTGCCACCTGCTCCCGTAACGTAGCCCATGCCCGCAGTCGCGCTACTGCTGGTAATCGCTCCGCCGCCAGAGATGTCATCGGCTGCTCCGGTCGTCAGGCCACTGTTGAATGTCGAGGTGCTGTTGAATGTAGCTGCACCGTTAAAGGTTGCAGTCGAGCTTAGAGTTGCAGAGCTTAGTGTTGCTAGGCCGCTGATGGTGGCTGTGTTGGCGGTCAGACTCGCGTTGAATGTTGCTAACGCGTTAAATGTAGCTGCGCCGGTAAAGGCGGCGGTTGAAGCTAACGTCGTCGCGCCGTTGAGCGTAACCGCATCGGTTAAATTGTTGATCCATATTGCGTTCGCAAACTTAACAATGCCGTTGTTACTGTTTACTGAAATGTAAAAATTTCCGTCAGCTCCATCGTTACCGATTGCTACGTAATTGATGCTGTTGAAAGAGTCTGTTAGCAAAGAGACATAGTTGCTGCTGAGCGTCATCCATTTATCGGTATCACCGCTACCAAAGTTCAAAATTGCTCCAAAGTTACCGGCAAGGCTCCAAATCCCAACCGAGCGAGCTACGCTGCTCCCGCCGGTAAATATATTCGACTTGAATAGAAGCCTCGGTGAACGCTGAATATCGTTACCAGCGGCATCATCACCTGCGTAGTTATGAGCCGTCTGCAAGTTTTCCAACAAAATGCGAGTCACTGGCTCGGCTGTGTCGCTCGTGCTCGTCAGCGTATGCAGGTCCGTCTGTGCCACCGTTGTTAATCCAGTAAGAGCCGCCGTCCAGCTCGCTGCGCTGCCGTTGTTGGTCAGTAGTTTGTTCGCATTGCCCGTCATGCTGGGCAGACTGCCGCCACCGCCGCCAGAGCCATTCGCAGCTGCTGTGATCCGGCCTTGCGCATCCACGGTGATGTTGGCTGACGTGTAGCTGCCAGCGGTGACGGCAGTGTTGGCCAGGGAAATAGTGTTGGTCGCGCGGCTCAGTCCGGTGCTGAAGGTCAGCGGCACCTCGTAGGCGCTAGCTGCGGTAAATGCTGCCGTGCCAAACGTGCCACCAGCCGCGCTAGTCAATGACGAGGCCGTTACGCCACTGGCGAGGGTGCTGCCAGTGAGAGTGCCTGCAGCAGCAGTCACCGTGATATTTCCAGTGCCGTCAAAGCTGGTGCCATTAATCGTGCGAGCGGTGGCGAGCGCGGTGGCTGTGGCGGCGTTGCCTGTAGTAGATTGGTTAAACGTGGGGTATGCGGTAAGGGTGAGCAATCCACGGCCAAAGGACGTAGTGGACAACGCTGCGATGGTCGTCAAGTCGCTGTCCAATGGCTGAGCATCGGTGATACCATAGCCTGACAAGGTTGTCGGCTTGCCGGTGATGTCAGCCCATGCCGAAGACCCTCCACCACCACCGCCGCTGCTGCTAATCGTCGTGCCCGTGATGCTCAAGCCGCTGCCGAGTGTGAGATATTTTGGCTCATTCACCGACTCTCGCCAAAAGATAAGCCTGTCAGCACCAGGATCAGTCAGGATGACTTGCTTCTGCCCTGTGGCTGTCCGCTGCGTCATGACGACATCGTTGTCGGCACCATGAGCGAGGTTGCTGCCGACGAAGTAAGCAAGCAGGGCAAGGAAAAAAACAAGCAGGGTGTAAGAGGTAGTGCGGCGCATAAGATTTGGAAGTGAAGAGTGAGACATGGTGTCTGGGCAGTGTTGTTAAGGACGGCGAAAGAAGTCGATGTAGCCGGTTCCGCCGCCCGGGAGGGAGAATTCGATTTGATCACCGGATACGATAGTGGCCTTGCTCAGTGGGCCTGTCAGCGTGGTGATCTCGCCGGTTTTGTATTTGATTTTCACCGTATTGGCTTCGCTATAGATCACATAGCCGGCCACAGGTGCAGTGGGCTCTCCGCCCAATAGAGGCAGTTGCAGCGGGTAGGTGTAGCTGATGGAGGGATTGATCTGGCCAGTCGATGGAGCCCCGCCATCGGCATTTATGCCGCCATCTGGGGTGCTGTATTCCAGCACTTGAGCGTAGGGGCTCTCGTAAGTCACCACGATCCCACTGCCGCCGAGGACCACTCCTGGAGGTGGACTATAGCCGGTGAAGCTGGTGCCTCGCGAGCCAGCATTACCCACGTGCACGGTGACCAGCTCCACCAGCGTACTGCCTCGCATGACCAGGCTGCCGCCACTGGCACCTGCGCCGCTCAGTTTACCGAGCGGATACGTGGCATTGCCATCGCCTCCGTCGCCTCCGTCGGCAGCATTGACGATGATCTGACCGATGACGACTTGGCCTTCCAGCGTGAGGCTAGACGTGTCGACGGGCGCACTGCCTGCTGTGGCTGCACTATCGCCATCTGCGTTGTCACCATCTGCGCCGTCAATGCCATTGATGGTGATCAAGTCCACTCGGCTTGCTGCATCGCCCTCAATAGCCATGACCACCTCAGTCGTGATCTGCGTGACGTTGGATTGCAGTAGATTGATCTCTTGTCCGTAGCCAACGCCTCGCGCGATCACCATCTGGCAAGTCAGCCCTTGCAGAGTAATCGCATGGGAGTGGTCACCTGCAAAGCTGATGGTGCCTGCTGTGCTTGCATTTTTGCCTTGGCCTTGGATGATCAAGGCCGTCGGCGCTGTGGCAGGGATGGTGGCATCACCCGCTGTCGATAGCGAGCCAAGACGAATGATGACTGGATCTGCGATGCTAGGTGCTGGCGTCAGTGCCCAAGCGGCAGCGACGGCATTGGCAAGGCTAGCGTAGGCATTGAATCCCTGAGCTGCGAGCACATCGTAATTATCATCTACGAACACGACGCGCGAGCTACTGAGTGCCGCTTGCGGCGCATTCTCGGTGCCGCCATAGACGGCGCTCTCGATGACGAATGTGAGCGTCTTCGTGGTCTTGTAGGTCTGGGCACTGCCGGTCAGTGTCCAGGTAATCTCCACGTCGTAGCTTGTGGAGGCATCCAGCAACATGTCAGACTGCACCACCCCGCTTTGCAGGTTCGTCAGAAAATTGTAGCGCGTGCTGCCACTGCTGCCCGAGACGGTGTAGTTGGGATTTAGCAGGCGCATGTTCAGCGGCGTCGTGATCTCGCTACTGATGCCCGCATCAAACCGATCCGTTCGTTTGAACGAAAGATTCACCCCGCTCAGGTCTGCCACTGAGCCTGCCGCTCCAGCCGTGCAAAAGGCCACGGACAGGTCGAAGGGCGTGCCTTGCTTCTGCGTGAAGACCACCGCGCTCGATGTGCATGCCTCGTTGCTGTGCACTGTGTGCACTCCGCCGTCGAGCTTGATATAAATGAGTCTGGGCATGGGTGAAGTAAGCAAATAAAATTAACAACAGCGAACGGTCACTGCATGCGAACCGCGCCCTGGTAAACCGTGGCAGCGGTGCCCGAGGCGACACTGAAATTGAGGCCTGGAATGATCACGAGAGCCGTCGTGTTGAGGTTGATCGTGGCAAGGCTCACGGGGCTAATTCCCTGCGTCAGCTTCCACTGCGTGTCGAAGCTGATGGTGAGGTTGTTGGAACTTGTGAGACTGTCCACACGTATCATGCCGCGCGTGTGCCATGCCACTGCCAATGCTGTGACGTTACCCATGGCATGAGTGACCGCGGTCGTCTTCGTGCCGTTGATTTTTAACCATGTTAGAAAGTTGCTCGCCGTCGTGCTGTTGTTGCTCGTGCCGAAAAGCTCGAACTCAATGACATCGCCCACTTCCAACGTGCCAGCGGGAATCGTGAGTGTGGTCACGTCTAAATCCAGAATTGATGAAGATATGGCCGCATTGGCAGTGATGCTCGCGCGATATCTAGGCTTGTAGCCGGTGATGCGGCCTTTGGCGTCCACGGTCACACTCTTGACCAATACGGTGCCAGCCGTGAGCCCGCTGACGGACTCCAGCTTGGCCGCGGTCACAGCTCCATCAGCGATCTTGACAGTTGTCACGCTGTCGCTTGATAGCTTGAAGGAGGTCACGTTGCCATCGGCGATCTTGGCCGTGGTCACATGGGCATCAGTGATCTTGGCCGTCGTGACGGCATTAGCCGCCAGCTTGTCGGAGGTGACATTGGCATCTGCGATCTTGGCAGTTGTCACGCTGGCGCTTGCTAGCTTGGCTGTGGTCACACTGCCATCGGCTACGGATTGCAGGTAGCGGGCATCGCCTTGCTCCCTTGTGTAGTAGTTGTCTGGCGATTGGCTGTTGGTCGGACTGGTCTCGTCGCCACGGATCACGTCATTGTAGATCGTGGACTTTAGCGTCTGCGTCGAGTCGCCATCCACGCCGGTGATCTCTAGGTCGAGCGTGATGCTGCTTTGCTCGGGTGGACTGTCCACCGTCCAGGTGTCGGTCCCCGTCTTGGTGAGTCGGTAGACCGTGTTAGGCGGCATGGCCGCGACCAGGTAGTCCTGGAAGGTGACAGTGACACCTGCATAGCTCAGCGTGGGCAAGCCCGCTGCGGTGCGCAGGAGGTAGATCACCGAGTTGATCGGGATCGCCACGCTGGCATTCGTGGGAATGGTCAATGTGATCGCAGAGGCATTGCCCAGGGTGATGAGCTTGGTGGCATCGGCGATGGCGAGCGTGTAGCTCGTGCCGGTCTGAATGTTGAGCGCGGAGGCCTGAATGAACAGGCGCGTCATCTGGTAGCTGTTGAGAGGCACGTCGGCGCGATAGACCAGGGCAGCCGCATCCCACGTCCATGTCGGCGCATTGACGATCAGGGGTGAATTGCCATAGCTGTTTTCCTCCTTCATCCCCAGCTGCAGCGTTGCAGAGGTCAGCTGGATGGCATTCGCCCCCGGCATGTCGCCCGCATAGATCGCTAGCTCGGCGATGGTGGTGTCGCGCCGCTTGAACGACGGCCCTGCCGTGAGGACAGTGTTGCCCCCGGCGAACGTCACCAACTGCCCCAGCTCGCGGTTGTAAAAAAACTTCACGCTGGGTGGCGTGTGTCAAAGCGCGCGCTCGTCAATCACGCCGGGCCTTGCGTGTAGAAGCCGGGGTAATAATACGACCAGCCTCCATCGAACACAAAAGTGTGTTCATCAGTCTTCTCCTCATAGTAGTTCAGCGGCAGTTGCGCATACGGATCGCCATCCTCGTCAGAGCCATAAGCCGATCCTGCCCTGATGTAGCTGCGCAGCTTCATCCGCGTGAAGTCGTCATTGTCTTCGTCGAGATATGACAGTGACATGGTAAAGTAGATCAGCAGATCCTGTCGGACTTCCCGCCCAACTACTTCGCCCAAGCTCCCATAGTAGTCATAGGCAACGCCGCTGTAAGCATCTTTGAGCAGCAGAGTCTTCTGTTGCCACCCAAAAGACGCGCGGAACCCACCTCCTGAGGGAAGTCGTCCCCATGGACTCAAGACATACGGATGCCCAGCCGGGCGGACAATAGGCGCGGAGGCTGGCACTTGAATCTCACCCTCCATCTGGACACCGAACCCAGACCAAGAATAGGTGCTCTCTCGCACGTAAACGTCACGCCCTAAAGACACGTTGCGTATCCAGTATCCAGGCGTTGTTTTGCTACCGCCTTCGAACTGAGCACTCACTGAGTATCTCTGCTTGTCACGCATGTAGAGCCTGCACTCATGATGCACGCCAGTGATGGGCTTGAAAGTAGGTCCAGGCATATCATTGAGCGGCTAGGAACAAACGACCAAAGCCATCCATGGCCGCGCTGATGTTCGCTTTCCAGTATTGCGCCAGCACGACCACACTGCCGTCATTGTTACTCACGCGCCCAAGCGGAATGTAATACACGCCCGCTGTGGATTCAGCGTCTGGATAGTTGATGACGGCAGGCACGTCGTCCAATTTGGTGCTATCGCTCACAGCATCAATGCTCGTGATCCCACTGACTTCTCCGCCCATGATGTAATTGATGGGGATGCCGTTCACCGCAACCGCGCCAAAGACAGGCTTGACCGTGATCTTCACGTAAATCATTGAGCCCCCCGATGGCACGATCAAGACGGGAGGTTGCCAGTTGGACGTGTTTGCTGGGCGCTTGATGCTGATGCTTCCAGAAATGCGGGGATACTGTGTTCGGTCCGATCCTGTGGTGAGCTGCAAAAAGGCCTCACTGATCGTGACGCCGCCAAGAGTGCTGACAGATGCCTCAATCTTCCATGGATGATCTGCGGCGTCGCTATTCTCCAGCTCAAAATGCAAGTGCCCGTTGCCCGTCTGTGTGAGCTTAATTCCTTTGCCGGTGATGTTCAGTTTCCCGAGCACCGCGCGCAGAAAGCGCGAGGTCCATTTCCTTGTTGCGAGCTTATTTTTGACCTGTTGATGCAGGCCTTGAAAGGGCTTGATGGCGCTCATAAACTACGCAGGTAAATCGTTCTGCAACTCATAGGTCTCGGTGACGATGTAAAGGCCGACCGTGAGGCCAAAAGGCTGCTCATAGCCACAGGTGAAAGACCAGCCAGAAGGCCACACGCTGCGCATATTGTCTCCGCTAAAACTGATGCGCCGAACGGGCGGTGCATTTGGCGGATTGCGACTGCCCGGCACTGAGCCGGTGGCTGGTAGCGAGAGCGATGGATACGTATCCGTGATGACGATCTTCGGCAGGCTTGCTTGGCCCTTGCGGTAATCATTCCAGCCACCCTCCAAGGCGACGCGCAACTGGTCGTCCGTAATGACTTGGCCATTGCTGGTGACCTGCCGCCGCCGCACCCCTTCGCCACTGCGCAGGCCCACGAAGGACCCGCTTGTCTCCCACAAGCCGACACCGCTGAGCTTCTCTATGTTTTGCGCCGAAACACATACGAAGTTGCCCACGCGTTGGCCTTTGCTGAATTTGTCCTTGGTGCCTCTGATCCAGCGATCCTCATACGTGTCCCAATCAGCGAGCGTGTTGGTCTCGCGATAGCCGCCCTTCATCCGGCGATTGACGCTACCGTGAAGCCCTTCGCACTGCAGCTGGTAGAGCCACTCGTCGGCATCTTGCTCGATGTCCAGATCCACGACCTCGAACGAGCCCCAGGGCGAGGGCGCGGCCTGTCCTTTGGTGAAGGCGGTCTTCGTCGGCGCGGCGAAGTAGAGGGTGAGGGTGTCCAGATCATCGCTGCGCAGCTTCAGCCGTGGCGAGTCGTACTCATACGCGCTGGTGAAGGTCCCGTGCTTGATAATGGCAGTCTGTGGCATGGCTGTTAATCGAGGTCAGCGAGTGATCGAGTGTTTTCCGCGATGGTCTTCAGCAGCGTCTCCAGCGAGGCACCGTTGCCACCGTCATCGCGCCGCGCTTCATCGGCAGCCTTGGCAGCCTGGGCGGCGAGGGGGTCCATGCCACGATCTGCGAAGCCCTTACCCATGGGAATGATGCGCTTGCGGTCACGGAACTCGCTGTTTGGTTTGAGCTCCTGGAGCGCGCGAAAGCGGTCGAGACCAGGCGTGGCCGGGCCTTCCATGGGCTTGCCTTGCCGGTCGTAGAAGTCATCCAGCCCACCGCCGCGCTCGTTGCTGCTCACGCCGCCCTTGATCTTGTTCGGGATGCCCTTCGCCCGGTTGCTCTTGCGCTCGGCCTGATCTTCCAGCGCTTGCATCTGCTTGGCCACGGCCAGGGCTTCAGCCTTGTTTACGTGCTGCTCTTTCATGAGCTTGGCGACGGCTCGATTCAGTTCGATCTCACGCGTGACGTTCTCGATGATCTTGGCGTTGCCCGTGGCCTTGGCCGTGAGCAAGGCAATCTCTTCTTGCAAGGTGCGCGCGGCACTGATGCGGTCGTTCTGCTGGCTGGTTTCCTTCGTGCTCTTGGCTTGTGGCGTGACGATGGGCGCGATGGGCTTGCGCGCTTCGTCGGCCTCGTCGTTGACTTTTCGTAGCTCATTGACAAAGGCGAAGGCTTTCTTCTGCGCCTCGGCGAAGTCGTCACCACTGGCAAGATTGCGGAACAGTTGCTCGAACCCCATCGCAGCAATGCCGACCTCGGAGCCGATGCCTTCGATGCCTTCCAGGAAGCCCGCAAGTGCCCCACCAACTTCGATGGTGATCTTCTGCGAGAGCGTGGTCAGACGGTCGCCCAAGTCATCCAGCCGCGAAACTTGATCGCCGGTCAGGACCGGCGTGCTGGCCAGCTTCTGCAGCTCCGTGCGCGACATGCGCAGCACCGGGATCAGCTCGCCTGCGGACTTGCCGAGCAGGTCGTAGATCTCGTTGAAGCCTTGCCCCTTGGCCTGGGCTTCCTGAAAGCCGCGCGAGAGCATCATGAGCTGATCCACGGGCGAGGCGGCAGCCAGCTTCTGCATGTCGATCCCCAACTTCTGGAAGGCATTCCTGCCAGCCGCGTTGTCAGCATCACCCAGGGCGCGATTCACGCGGCTCAGAGCATTCACCAAAGACTCGGCACTGGCCCCGCTGGGTGCGCCGATCAGATCGAGCTGCTGCACACTCTCGGCAGTCGTGTTCAGCCGTGTGGCCATGTCCTGAATATCGCCAAAGTAGTCCAGGGTGCTCTTCAGCTTGCTGACGAGCGCCCCAGCCGCAAAGGCACCCGCGATGCTACTGCCCATGCCGGAAAATTGGTCGCGGATGGTGCCCGAGACCTTGCCGCCGAACGAGACTGTTTCTCGCTCCGCCTTTTTGTAAGCGTTGCTGAGTTCGCGGGTATCACCGCCGATGCTGATGACGGTGTCGGCCATGCGTGTGACTGGGCGGCTATGTCAAAGCGAGGTAAGCCTGGACGCGCTGGTGCAACCGCTGCTGCTCATGCGCAGTGTGGCTGTGGCGGTCGTCCATCCAGTCCATGAGGTGGCCCTCATTGACCATGATGGCGTGGTAGTGAGCGAGGGCGCGCGAGTAGCTGAGGTGCCAGCGCAGGTGCTCCTCGGTGCCGATGCCATTTGCCGCCAGCAGGGTGAGCAGTTGCGCATCCTCTGGCGGCAGAGCTACTCCCCCAGGCGGCGAGCACGGCGGGTGGGCAAGGGCACTGTGAGCAGCACGCTGATATTGCTACGGATGGTGTTCATTAGCTCGATGGCCTCATGCCACTTGGCCGGTGGGCAATGGATGACGGCCCACTCATTCACGCGCAGCCAGAAGTGCTTCGGATCAGCGATGATGAGCAGGATGTCCTCGGGCGAATGCAGGCAAAGCCAGAGCAAGCCCCAGGCCTGCGGCGCAAAGGTGTCTAGATCCAGCTCACGATCATCGTCCAGATTAATCGGGGCCTGATGCGTGCGCAGGATCTTCCACCACGTCCAGCGATCCGCACTCACGATCAGGCGCTGGGGTTGCCAAGCTCGCTGCTCGGCCTCCCACACGGGCCAGTGATACTCCGCCCGCATGGCCGCGTCTCGCTCATCTTTCAGCACTGCCTTGGCCGGTGGCGAGTTGTCTGGTTGATCGTCGATAAAGTCAGCAATGATCTGCGGCGCAGGCGCATTCTCTCCAGGGCCAAGGGGGGCAAGGTCTTCCATCTTGCCGAGAGGCGGGTGTCAATGCCTCAGCGCTTGTCCCAACACACGGAGCATTTGCCCTTGTCACGAGCGCAGTGGCCGCACTGCGAGCAGTCGCTGCAGTGGCGGCAGGTCTCGGCATACGGCTCGCACGGGCCGACGGGCTTGGCGGCGATGATGGCCAGGCCGGTGAGACTGGTGGCCAGGGCAATGATGGAGCAGATGAGAGCAGGCGACTTCATCCGATCAGGCTAGCTCACGAGCGGCCCGCCGCAAACGCTTCGCTGCGATCAATGACCGCCTTGTCAGCGTGGCTGTGCACAAAGGCACTGCGGGTGCCTTTGCTGCGAAACATGAGCGTGGCGGCATCGTCGCCACACATGGCGATTAGGTCGAGCCAGGTCTTCGCCGCGAGGCAGGCAATGCGGAAGGGATGCGTGAGGGGCAGGGACTCGTCAGCCTCGCCACCGAGGAGCTGCGCGGCATCGTGTATGCAAGGATCGCTCTGGCGCATCATCGGCACGCTGAGCCGAGGCAGGACGTAGCGCGTGGTGCGATCATCGACCAGCTCCAAGGCAAGCACGGGGAAGCCGAGGGTGGCCAGTGCTGCCGCCTTGGCCAGGCTGGTCACCTTGGCATACGGGCCGGGATGCGTCGCAGGCTGGCCAGGAATCAAGCGCGTGCGCTGGCGCTCGGCCTCGTAGCCCAGTGCGCAGGAATTAACATGGCGTAACCAGTCGCTTAGCATCTCGGCATTGCGGATCGCACGACGCACATCCACGAAGGCATGGCAGGCATCCAGCTTGCCCATCTCCCACTGGCTGAGCACTTGCTTGATCGGGCCTAGGCTCTGCCACTGAGGGAAGACGCTGGCAGGCTCGTGGAGGAAGTTGATCTGCTCATCGCCCTCGCGAACACGGAAGGTCTTCTGCGGCGCGATGGGCACGCCCAGGGCGGCGATGGCAGCGGCGTTGCGTGTGGCCTCACAGCGCCGCCAATCGCCGCGCGTGGTGAGCTGCATGGTGTAGCCCTCCCACGCTTGGCGCGGATCGGTGACGCTGCCTGTCATGCTTGACGATTAGGAAACGAACGGATAATGGGTGAAGGTCAGCGTGGTGGTGATAGGTACCTCGCCATTCACGTCCGTGCTGTCTTCGACATCCTCTAGCACCACGACGCCTTCGGCGACGTTATGCTCGCGCCAGACGACGTCGAAATTTGCCAGCGCTGTCGCAGGCGCGCGCCCGATGGCCAGACTGCCCAGCGTGGCCAAGGCTTTCACCTCGGCATCCATCGTGATGGTCATAGTCGGATTGCGATACGAGAGCTTGTTGATTGCCTTGCTGGCGACAGCCTTGCGCGAGACTTTGTCCCGCGCGGGCTTGTACTTCACGGATTGCACTTCTAGGTTTGATTCGGCAACGGGATACGTGAGCGAGGCCCAGGTCCCTTGATTGATGATGGCAGTTTGTGGCATGGTCGGAGGAGGCTAGGAGCTTGGAGATTACTTGGATTTAACAACGGGCTTCCAGTCGCCTTCGCGAGTGTCGCGAGTCCACTCGGCACCACAGCCAACGCAGCGACGATAGGTGTCATTGGTGTCGACGATGACAGTGTCAGCGCAGCAGGGCGCAGCCTCGACGGGCTTGTTGGATTTATCAGCCATGATGATGGTAGCCGGGTGTCAATCCGCCGAACTGCCGATGCACCGAACTTCGCCCAGTGGCTCAGTCGGTGATCTCTTTGTTAGCTGGCTCAGGTCGTCTCATGGCCTGCGGCGGTGTTGAGAGCAGCCCTTGCCCATTCGTTCCACTTTTGCCCGGCGGCGGCTTTACGCCACGCCTTGCGCTCGTCTTTGGTTCCTCGGACATTGACCGGGAACGCGATGCGCTCCCGGTCGTCTTTGGCGGCGAAGTCGTTTCCTTTGGGGGCAGGCATATCAAGAAAATTGAAGGCCGGACATGCGATAGACGCGATGAGCAACGCGCTTCACGACGGCCTCGGTGGTTTTGTTTTTGTCGTAGTATTGGACTGACTCTTTGCCGACCAGTCCTACATAATTGTCTTCGCCGTCTTTCCAGACGAGGACATGCGTTGCCTTGCTGGAGGGACCGCCAGCGTAGCGGTTGACCTCGAATGAGTAGCCGGGGCTGAGTCGCACGACAGCCTCAAGGGCTTCGTATTGTTTCTTGCTCAGAGTGCCGAGCACTTTGTCACGAGAATAACTGTCCGAACTGTCAACGGTGGTAATGCGTGTTTCCATATTTTGAGATCGAGGTTTGACCGCCTCGGCGGGTTTGTTGTTACTGACTACCCCTCATTATCGGGGCGATTGAAGACATTGCAACCAAATACTTTATATTTGTTTTCAGGCCCTCGCGCTGCCGCGTTTTCAAAGCTCCAGACCAGCCAGCTAACCAGCGGCTGGAAGATCAACTTCGCTAAGGCTCAGTGCCTCAGCCTTGGCGTTCGGCTTCACCCAATCCGAATCGTCAGACTCATCGGCAGGCTCAGGCTGTAGGTCTTGGTGTCGTCTTCGGTGGCGAAGTCTTCGTCACTGGCGAAGATGCGCAGCCTGGCGATCTGCCAGCCGGTGCGCTGGCCTTCGGTGCGGTTTGCTTGAATCCACGTTTGCAAGACTTGGAAGGGGTAGGTTTCCCCTTGGACAATGCGCTCGCGAATAGCCTTCATCCAGCCTTCGGTCGTGGCACGGGCGTTGATGCCAGACTCGACGGTGATGACGATGCTGGCATCAAAGACGATTTTCTTTGGATGTTTTTTTTCGGGATCGGGATCGAGATTGATGAGTAGGCGCGGTGGCTTGGCTAGTTGGGTGTCTGTTAAAGATTGCTTTTTGAGCACGTTATTGGCAGGCACTCCCGCAGCGATGCTGTCAGCATGGGCTAGGTAGTCGCGAAAGAGATCCGAGAAAAAAGTCGAGGTCATACAAGTGTGGCAGTGATGGCCGTGGTTCTAAAGCCTGCCCGTTTCGCCGCCTTCAGCGCGACGGCCTTGGCCTGTGCCCTCATCCCGCCAGCGGCAGCGTTGAGCGCGATGGGGATGATGCGGGCGAGCTGAGCTGCTTGTGAGTAGCTCACCTTGTTGCTCATGTGGCAGATGAACAGATCACCCTTTTCCTCGAAGCGGATGGCGCTTGGTGCCTTGCCACGGTGGCGCTTGATCCAGGCGGGCACGCCATTGACCTTCAGCTCGGTAGCGGCCTCTAGCCAGCCTGCAGCGAGGAAGCCGATGTTGCGCTGCTTGGCCTTGATGTGGCGATTGAGATCTGCCGTCTTGTAGATGATCTGCTGCACGGTCTGATTGCGAGGCACACGGCCCCGCACACGCGCTTGATCGTGCAGCTTGGTGTCTGGACTCTCGACAATGGGTGCCATGCGCAGGCGCACGTTGTAGCTATGCTCTTGCAGGATCTTCTCGGCTGCCTCGCGACCAGCGGCGCGGCCTTGCTTGCCGCCCCGCTTGATCAAAAACCAGAAGGCCGAGGCAGCCGCAGGCGTCTTGATCGTGTCGTAGGCATAGTCCACGCTGGCGAAGACACGACGCGTGTCAGACGCCACCAGCTTCTCCGCGAATTTCTGCGTCTCCTTCGTCGGCCCACGCGAAGAAGACATCGGCGGCGTGAGCTCGATGGCTTTGCGCAGCGCCAGCCTCGAGCCTGCACGCACCAGCGTCTTCATGTCCTTTCGCATGATCGGCTGCACCTCGCGCAAAGTGCGAAGCAGCGTTTCATTGGCGACAGTGGCAGTCAGCTTCATCAATCGTCGTCGTTCGGCCAGCGTAGGCAGACCAGGTGCAAGGTATCGCCTTCATCGGCCACGGTGCTGACCTTGTAGGTCTTGCTATTGGTCGTGATCTTAGCCTTGCCTGTCATTGCATCTTGCGTGGCCCAGTTGGGCAGCAGCGTCTTGCGCACGTCGACAATGCACGGCTCGACACGCGACTCTTGTCCATGGCGATCAATGACTGTCGTCATCGTCTTGATATGCACGTGCACTGCCAAGGAAGACGAGGTGTTACTTCCCAGCTTGATTACGATGTTGCCAGGGCGCAGGCCTTCGCGGCTGGTCTGAGCTTGAGCGCGAAAGGTGGTGCGAGCGGCGGCGATCATGAAGGCTAAAAGGATAGGCGACAACGATCAGCGTAGCACGTTGTCGTGCGGCTTTTCGAGCAGATTGGCGGCAATGCCGACGAAGACGTGAGCGAGGTCCGTGTTGTTGATCGGCGGCAGCATGGCTTCCGTGGGCTCGATGTCTCCCGCTCTCCATTCACGGCCCGAAGCGCTCACACTGAGAATGATGGTGCGATCATGATAGCACGCGCTGAACTGGCGAGTCAGACTGTCCTCTTCTGTGATTTCATGCAGCGTGCCCATGCTACGCGACGGCTGTCAATGTTTCTCATGAACAAACCGCCAAGTCTGGGGAGCTTTGCTAAACGCAAAAAGCCCGTCGCAAGCGAACTTGCGACGGGCTCCCCTAACTAACACAACGGAGGGACGGACCGTGTGAAATGGTGTGTGCTACTTGGCTGCAGCGGCCTCGGCCTCAACAGCGTCAGTGGCTGCCGCGATGGAGGCATCCCACGCAGCCTTGGCGGCAGTCGCGAGGGCGTTGTCATCGGGGGCTTGCTCGGAGGCTTCTGTGGCTGCCATAGCGGCAGCAGTGGCGGCATCAGCAGCAGCGCGGGCTTCCACGGCAGCGGCTTGGAGCTGCTGCTTTTTGGTGGGCTTCTTTTCGGCTTTGGTTTCGGCTTTGGTTTCGGCCTTTGTTTCGATCAGTGTGGCGTAGCCGGGCTTTGCTTCCGTGAGCACTTCGCAGCTTGTGACAATCACGCTGCCACCCAGCCGGATGAGATCGACAGTGCCGTCGTCATGACGAGTGACGACTTCGCAAAGGATCGGCTGTTTACCTTGCTGATGATAGTAGGCGGTCATGGGCTTGATGATGGAGGCTTCCTCCTCAGGTCATGGTATGGTGTCAATAGCAGCGGCAGCCAGCGCCTCAAGGTCCTGCACCGGGTAAATGAATTGGCCGACGTGCTTGAGCACCACGCTGGTGTCCATCATGATTTGGAAGCCTGCTTCTTGGGCACGCTGGCAGAACATCCAATCCTCTGAGAGGTAGCGACGGCGACCTTCAAAGGCGCGGACACCCGTGGCGAAGAAATCCCACTTCAGACCAGGGCTGTCGCCTTCGTCGGGATCGTATTCAATTTCGGGAAGGCGCTCGATCATCTTGGTGAGCACCTCCCGGCTAAACATGAGGCAGCCCGTGCCCGCATACTTCACCGGCACAAGGCCGTGCTCATTCGGCTCTTGGATCTCGTTCAACACATTGCACACCCAGCCAAGTTCCAATTGCTTCTTGGGATACAGCCCAGCGACTATGGGCTCGCCGCGCTCTGCGTGCTCGATGAGCTTCATCACATGATCAGGGCTGAAGATCAGGTCGGTATCGAGGAAGAGCAGATGCGTGGCATCGCTACCGAGGAACTCTGCACACAGGCGATTGCGCGCACGAGCGACGAGGCTATCGCCAATGCAGGGCCTGATGATCATCTCAGCCACGCGCGGCTGATGCGTGACGAGCTGCAAGAGGGACGTGACAAAGTGCGGGTCGTAACCACCGTAGACGGGGAGAGCGAGAAAGAGTTTCAACTTGTTAAAAAAAGTTTGGCCCGTGATGAGCATGGAGCGCTCACACACGGACCGAAGTTGCCGAGTTCGTTTCGACAGATAAAGAAGAACTCAGCGCGGCTCCATCGCGCTAAGCTCAGGGCGAAGAAGATCACATGATGATCTCGATGCCGAAGGTGCCATCAGCAGCATTGCCGCCATTGGCCTCGCCCACAGCGGAGAGGAAGATGTAGCTCCTATCCAGGTTCGGCGGCAGATACACCTCGCGATTGCTCGCGGGATGATTGGCCGCATTGCCAGCGACCACGAACGCACCTTGCACAGCGGTGGCGCTGGCACCGTTGGCCTCGTTTGAGGCATACAACGTGTAGTTGATGTTCTTGGTGTTGGCTCCGGTGGCCTGGGTGTTATACAAGCGCACGCGGAAGCTTGAAGTGAACGGGCGCTTCGCCGACTGAGGCAGAGCGATGGTGTTTGTATTGACGGTGTTAGCCGCGTTCGGCATCAGCGCCGTTTGAATCAATGTAGAATCTTTCATAATCGTGAATGATAATGAGGGTGATTGATGCCAAGGCTTATGCCTCGATGGCTTCTGCTTCGCCAATGGCGTTGTCAGCGTAGATGATTGGGCGGCTCTTGAAGTTGTCAGGCGGCGGCGGGTAGGTGTTGAAGGTGGCGCTGCTGGCGTCGCCGCTTTGGCCCATGATGAAGTTGATCGCGGTGGCTTGGCGGCTGGCAGCGAGCTGCTCACCGGAACGAGTGGCCATGATGTATTTCGTCGGCCGGCGACTGTTGCCGAAGGCGCGCTCCAGCTTGCTCATCAGCGCGTCAGTGAGCGTGTAGCCCACCTGCGCGGTGAGGTTGGCAATGCGGCGCACGGCGAACTGCGTGGGGACCACACTGTTCGGCGTCTGATTGAAGCCGCAGAGCGAGAGCCCAATGTGGCCATGGAACTGCTGGAGGTCGTGAATGGCACGCTTGCTGGCCTCAGCCGAGTTCGGCGCTTCGTTGGAAGCGATCATCTCGGAGAGAGTGAAGAGTTCGTTGCCGCTCTGGCCATCGTTGCCGATGATCATCTGCACATCCAGCGGGCCTTCAATGATGGCATACACGCTGGAGGCGGTGCTGCTGGTGCTGCCACCGGCATTGATCACCGAGCGGGCGAAGTTATACTTCGCGGCGGTTTCGGTGACGGTCATCAGGTTCGCCGCCACATAGGGCGTCAGCTCCTTCAATCCAGGGAAGCCCTTGGCATCATAGGCAGTGCCACGGATGATTTGCTTCTCCAGCTCGATGCCTTGCGCCTTCATCTTGGCTTCCATCTGGAGGTCAAACCAGGTGTAGCCAGTGCTGCGGTGAGTAGCATTCCACTTGTTAGCCGAGATGCGCTCGGCCTTCACTTGACCGCCCACAAGCGAGCAATCAAACTCACGCACCTCAAGCGAGGCGTCAGAGCTGGCGAAGCCCTCATTGTAATTGACGAACGGGCCAGCCGTAGGCAGGGCCGTCAGTGCGAGGGACGTGAACTTGGTATCGTCGACCGCTGCAGCATCAAGGCTGGCAAGCAGGGGAGATTCAGCAACGAGGGCCATGAGCAAGCCCGTGCTGAGCGGGATGTTGCGACCTTGGGCGATTTGGGCGGCGTTGGGCATAAGAGTGGGGTGGCGAAGAATGGAGAAGGGCGGATTACTCAGCGGCGACTCGCACAAGCTGGCCTGCGGCAGCGACTTGCTTGCGGCCCAGGTTGATCAGCTGAGCAGGGCTCATGTTGGTCATGTCGACTGGTGTAGGAGCGTCAGGCTGCACGACATTGGCAGCAGGCGCAGCACCAGCGAGATTGGTTGCTGTGATGCCTGCGCGTTGCTGGCCTTCCAGCGTGGCGAGGCGGTCGTTCAGCGGCGCGACAGCGTTGGTGATCGCGGCAGTGATGTCAGCCAGGCTGAAGCTGGGGGCGCTGTTCTGCGGAGCAGGGGCAGGGACAACGGGTGTCGGCTCAACGGTGTTAACCATCACAGGCGCGGAGGCCGTGGCAGCAGGGGCGGGAGCCGCTGGCGCGGCAGGCGGTGGTGTGGCAGGTGTGGACATGTCGGGTAGTGCGGGCGTATGGTTCGCGGGCGATGGCAGGGCGCGGTTGTCAAACCATAGGCGCGCGGCGGTGGGCATGTGATTGAGCGCCTCGCGTCGAAAATTGTCAGGCTGCGCTCGTGTGGCAGGGTCGATGGTGATCGGCTCGATCACTTCATCGGCGAGGCCCATAGCGACGGCATCCGTGCCCGTCATCCAGGTGTCTTGATCCATGATGCCGCGCATTTCTTCGGCGGTCTTGCCAGTGCGAGCGGCGTAGAGCTCGGCTATGCTCTGGTCGATTACTTCCAGGTTGTTCGCCATGGCGATCATGTCGTCGCCATTGCCCCAGCACATGCCGGTCGAGTTGTGAATGAGGAAAAAGGAGTTGGCCGGGATCTGCACCTTGTCACAGGCGAGCGCGGCATACGTGGCCGCAGAGGCGCAGACGCCATAGATGATCGCCGTCTTATTCGCAGGGTGCTCGCGAAGCTTATCATGGATACCTTTACCAACCATGACGCTGCCACCGTAGCTGTGGATCTCGACCTGTAGCTCTGGCACGCTGCCAAGCTTCTTCAGCTCGGCGGCAAATTCTTGGAAGGTGCCAGCCCCGCCCTCAGTGCCAAAATACGGATCGCCCTCGCGAGATTGGCCAATGTCGCCGAAGAGCTCAATGGTGGGGATGCTATTGGCAGCGTTGCGAATGTTCCAAAGGCGATACACTGACGGTGCGGCAGGCACGGGAGCGGGTTGACGGCGGTTAGACTTGCGGAGCGCGGGCATGATGGCCGCGCCCTGTCAAAGCTTCCGCGCTTCCCCCCTTTGAATGGCAGGAGTCGCTTTCTTGCGTTGACGCAAGAAAGCGACTCTTAAGAGTGGTCAGTTTCTCACGATGTCGTGAGAAAACGACCCCTTAAGCCGCAGCATCGAGAAGGGCCTGCTGCTGATCTGCGAGTGCGGGATCGACTGCCTGTGCACCGATGTTGGTGCCTGGGGCACTGCGGATGTAGTCGCCGTGATACTCGATGCCAGCTTCTAGGCACCACTGCTTTCGCTGGGCGATTTCCTTGATGCGCTTCAGGGCTTGCGTTTCGGCGTTGAGCCCTTGCAAGCTGAAGTATTCCTCCTCGGTGCCCTTGCCATCGGCGAGACGATCCAGCCACGTCTTGTGATAGTAGCGCTCGTCGATGGTGATGTCGCGAGGTCCGTGGAAAGTTGCTAGGCGGTAATCTGCGCCATTGCGCGGCACGCGGCCTCCATTGACCTGGCCAGTCAGGATGCCGTATTGCAGAGCCCAGTCGCTGAGCGGCTTGACGAAACGGCGAACGGTGATCAGCAAAATGCGGTTAAAGTACCAGCTCGCCTGGGCCAGCGTGTTGCGAATATCCGGCCCCTTGCCAGCGCCAATCGCGGCCCACACAAAGGCTGGCGGGATGCCGTAGCTAAGGGCGATCTGAGTGACGAGGTAATCCATCGCGCCCGCATAGATGGCGCTGTTTGAATTGCTGGTGTAGGCGTCTAGCTTCGTGCCCTCAGGGAAGACGGGCACCTTTGCGCCGCCCATAATTTCCACGTATCGATGCAGCACGGCCTTCTGCTCACTGGTGCCATCGGCTTTCTCATTCGTGGCCGAGCCGTAGCTGTCCATGATGAAATTCTCCAGCGCTTCAGGCGTCTCCCCCGTGGGCGTGGTGATGATGGCGGCGAAGAGCGCATTGATATGCTCGCGGGCTTCCGTCAAGGCACCAAGCGTCAACATGCTCTGCGCGCTTCTCTGTGCCCGATGGCACCAGGGGATGCCACGACTGAGCTGGATGCGCTTGCGATCCAATAGGAGCAGGAAGTCGCGCGCTTGATAGTCCCAGTAGTTGCTCGCACTCGTGAGCGTCGTGAGGAATCGGCTGTCGCCTTTCAGCACGCGGTAGGTGATGGCCTTGCCGACGGCGTTGCGCAAAATGCCCTCCTGCCAGCCGGATGTTTGGCTGCTCAACGTGCCGAAGATGGCCGTGCTGCCGATCTGGTCAGAGGTGAACATCTGCACCTGCGGACCGCTAGCAATGTTGCCCCGCGCATCGCGTTGCAGGATCTTCGCCGCGCCGCAGTCGCCATCCACGATCATGCCGCGCGCGGCTACGCATTGCATCTCATACATGGTCTGCTCTTCGGCGATGTCGAAGGCCGTGCTTTCGAAGAGGGCATTCAAGAAACGATCAGCACTGGCATCGAAGTCAGGATCGCCCGTCGCAGAGTAGCGGTTGATGCCGCTCCCGATGGCGTAGCTCACCGAGTTGTCATTGAGCGCGCCGATGATGCCGAGGTTGTTATCAAGCCAGCGCGAGGTCTTCATTGCCTCGTTGCGCTCGTAGGGCTTCATCTGGTGAAGCTGTCGCGGCGAGAAGGTGACGTTGCTCGTGATGCCATTGCCGCCTGTGCCAAAGGGTGTCTGGGGAGCGCTGTTAGTGGGTCCGGTCAGCTCGCGCCAAGCGCTGCCAAGACGATTGAAGAAGGAGGCCATAGGCTAGTGGTTGTAGGGAATGCCGTCATCTTCATCAGCAGCAGGTGCAGAGGCAAAAGCTGTGCCTTGCTTGGGATCATCCAGCCACACATTCAAGATGACACTGTCTTCGCCTTTCTTGCGCGCTAGGGCGAAGAGCTGAGTGCTCAGTGCCTCTGCATTCACGATGATAAAATGCCTACCGTCGTCGCCTTGCATCAGCTTGCCGATACTGCGATTGCGGCCTTTGACTTGGCCATCACGCGGATCGGTCCACTGGCCGACTTTGATTTTGACGTTGCCGAGATGAGTCGATGCCATGGGTGTGAATTAGCCGGTGATGTCATTGATGCGGAAGCCGAGCAACGCCCCGCGAGATTTGCCGCCTGTGCCTAGCTCGCCTTTGATTTGGTCGATGGCTCCGACAATGGCGTCGTGATTGTCGCGATCACTGACGCCACGACGGCCCTGGGTGGATGAGCCCTCCGAGCTGTCCGCCGTGATCTCCCAATCACCCGCTTTGACCTTGTCCGAGTAAAGTGTGCGTTGCGTTTTTAGCCACGCGATCTGATCCTCCAGATCGTCGCCCTCAGCGTCTTCGGCGTCCAGTCGCCAGCGTTTGATGTCGGAGGAGGTTGCAGCCATGCATCAGGCACGGGTGTCAATGCGGCGAGGGCACCTTCATCGTGGGCAGTCCAATGCAGACCAATGCCCCAGCTGCCATCCACCTCACGCGCAAGCCCGCTTCATTCGCTTTCTTCACATGGACTGCTAGACGTTCCGCAGTGCCACGGATGACGGTGAGATCATCCGCTTTTGTAAGCGGCACTTGATCTTCCCGGTGAGCCGCAAGGGTGATATCTCGCAAAACAGAGCAAAGGTAGCTGAACCGATCTCCTTCCAGCGTTTTTTGTTTCTGCTCAGCAAACCACGCGTCGACAATTTCCCGATCCTCACGCTGAAGCCGCGCCCCTTGACGGAACTTCTGAACTAAGTTCAGCGTGCGTTCAAGTTGCAGATTGGCAAGCTCTTCAGCGGAGAGGTCGGACATATTTGAACTCGATGCGAGTCAATAATGTGTTCGGCTGGCAGCCCTGCGCCTTGCAGAAAAAATCAATGAACTGGCGTGGTGTAATCTGCGGAAAACCTTCGCGCGCCACGTCGCTAGAGGTAATGCTGTCAAGTCTCTCACGCGTGATTTTGAGGATCTCTATTTCCGCAAGCACTCGCAAAGTTTCGCCTTTCTTGAGCCCCATGCACTTTTCGACCGCTTTAATTCTATCCCCCGGCCTTGCACGCTGCCAGCCAAGGCGGCGAGTGACGTCTTTGGATTGATCCCTGATTTGTGGAATGGTGGCAGCAAACGACATGTTTTTCATACAGTTCCGACATACTCAAAGCCGCCAGTAATGCGGGTAGAACTTCCCGTTTTTTCGAAACCCAACTTTGCACTTTCTTGGCGGTATTTGCTAGCATTTCCAAACCGATTTGTCCGCCACAAAAGGCTGCGATGCCGGTGCCAAATCATCGCGGGATTGCTGGTTGTGGAAATGTAGCGGTAGCCCTGCGCCGTGTAGAGTCTTCCCAAGTGCTCTGACAATCGATTGCCGATGCCGATGCCCTGGTAATCGGGTAACACCACAATGCGATGCTCTCGTTTGAACCGATCTTCATTGGCGTGGGGAAAATGCAAAACAGCTCCAAACGCAACCGGCTGTCCTTCCCAGGTGGCAAGATAACACTGGGCTGATCTATGTAGATGGCTGTCTAAATAATGATGCTGCCTGAAGAGTCTCCAAGCATCAGCGTTTGTGCGATGTACTTCGAGGCGGATTTCGGGGAATCGCCTTCGCTGCCTCCATTCGAACGATGAGTTGCCCACATCATAGACCCAATCGGGATCGAGCCAGTCGATGATGTCATAATGGCAACTCACCGCAACGAACGGAGGCGTCCCTCGGTTGCGGAGCATCTTGGACACGGCAGCACTGCCAATGCGCGCCACGTCGCGATCTACGACGGAGGTGAACTCGTCAAAGACAAGACCCTTGTCGGCAGACAAAAGGGCTCTGGCAAGCTCTACTCGGAACTGTTGTCCATTGCTTAAAGTCGCAAACGGCTTGAGCCACATCGGCGGCGTGGAGAACCCAACCGCGCTTAATGCCTGCACAATAGATTTGGTATTTAGCTGCTCGGGAAAATCGTCGATCAACGCGCGGTCATCATGCCACACCGAACCATGATGCTGGTGAAAAACCGGGAATGCCTCCGCTGCCAGCGTGCTTTTGCCAGCGCCAGAAGGCCCGCAGATTAACCCTATTTGCCAGGTTTTTTCATCCAGCGGCAGATCGGCTGTGTGCTCATGCGTGACGTGGTCGAGCGAGAAGTCAAACATGCCGCGCACTTGCTCAACCCGAAAGCTCGATCTTACCGCGCTCTTTTTTAGAATGTGGATAGTCGGCATTTGAATCCTTTCTCGGTCAACACTTGAAAGACTTGCCGTTGCTCAGCTTCGTTGGTGCACTCCGCCACCACCTCAAACTTAGTGTCAATGGTGATTAATGGCCGTTGCTGCTTGGTTTGCAGTTTTTTCAAAAGCGCCAAGCAGGGATCAGCGCCTTGTTCTTTGAGCTTGTCCAGCAGTGTGGCGAGCTTGTCCTTGTCGTCTTTGCCGGTGTGGGCATTGAGCCCGATCATGAGCGATCCGTGATCTTCTTCACTGAGATCGACCATGCAGACATCGACCAGATCAACACCCATTTCGATGAGAATGCCAATTCGCACATGGCCTGCCACAAGCTTGTTGTTCCGGCGATTGAAGACGATCAAACCATAGTAGCCGCGCGTCATGGTAGCCTTCAATGTGTTCCATTCGGGCGAGCCTGGCTTCACGCGTTTACGCGGGTTCTCGGGATGCGGATGGTTCACGCTGGATGGTGGCACCCGCTCAATGTTGAGGGCGGCGATGTTCATGATTTTTCTTTCTGTTCTGTCTTGGCGGCTTCTAGGCGGGCGGCTTGCAGGGCTTGGCGTTTGAGCCCAGCAATGATCATCGGCTTCGTCCGATACCAGTTGGCTAGGCCATACTTCACCAAATCGGAGCAGTCATTCTTTCCGCCTTCCGGCTTGGGTAGCCAGCCGAGCACCAGCTTGCCCGACCGAAGGTGCCAGTCTTTTTTCTCGGTCGTGAACTCGGTGAGAAAGCTTTTTGATGGCGATTCAAAAAACCAAATGCGACCCGCTGGTGGTGGGTGGCCCTTGTGCAAAGCCTCATCGATCTGCGCGCGAAGCGCGAAGCGCTGCTCATACAGCTCATCAAGGAAGTAATCCGAGTCGACAAGGTAGCGGTCGATGGGCTTGCCTTTGTGGGTGCGATTGTCTTGAAGCTCGACACGATCTCTCATGTTGTGCGTCTGGCTGCCGCCACGTCCTTTGACCGGCGAGAGACGACGATAGAGCTTGGGCCGGATGCACACGTTAAGTACTTGATTCGTCGTGTTGCCATCGCCTTCGTCAATCCAGCCAGTGATCGTGGTGTTGCGCACGATAGCGCCCTTCCAAAAGCGATCATGCACCTTCCACGTGCCGAGCGTAGCCACCTCGTCAGCTGGGTCAATCCATTCGCCTTCGTCGAGAATAGGGATGGGCTGGTCGATCAAGATTTCCAGCTCCGCATCGGACTCCGTCTCGCCATGGTCGATGATCCACGCGGTGTCGTTGACGTCGCCATTGGTCACTTTTCCAAAGGCGATCTTCAGCCACTTGTAGAGCTTCCCGTGGCCTTGCACGTCGATCATCATGTATGTCCACGCGGGTCGTGTCGGCACCGTGCCGCGCGCATAGGTGCCCGCCATGGAGAGCAACGGCGCGATGTCGAGCTTTTCGAACTTGGTCTTTTCGACCGGCAAGCCAAGCACGCCACGACGGAACGCTCGACGATCTGAGGTGCTGGTGGCCGAGCAATACTTCACGGCCAAGCGGCCCAGGGTGAAGTCGGCAAACATGGGCTTGCCATGCTCGTCGAGGATCGACGTGTTGGCATAAAGGTCGCTCATGTGCGCGCTCATCTTGCGCGGGATGGGCATGTTTACACGATTGCCGTCCTCTAGCTCGTCGCCGTCGATGTTGGTCTGCACCCACTGGCGATGCTGCAAGATCATTGCGGTCTTTTCCTCGTCGCGAAACGGCTGCTGACAGCTCGGGCACATGAGATAGGCACCGTCTTCGCCATCCTCCATCTTGGCATAATCCCATGCACTGCCGTCTTTGGTCCGGCAGTGCTGGAAGCGGACGTTCTCCCAAACGATCTCGTGTAGGTGACCACATCGAGGACAGGGGATGTGGCACTTGTGCCGAGTGCCGCTGAGGTATTCACCCCAGATGATGCCGTCGTCTTTCTTCTTTCGGTTCCGCAGCTTGTGATCTTGGGACAGCTCCGGTGTGAGTGCGTTTCGCGGCTTGCTGAAGAATAACAACTTAGCCCATGAGAACAGCTTTGCACGCTCGCGGAGCAATGTCAGCGCATTGGACTCGTTGCCTTCTAGTTCAGTCGGCCATTCATCGACCTCATCACCAAAGATGAAGGGCACGGGGCGAGAGGCAACCGCCGAAGCGGTGCGTGCACCGGCCATGACGATCTTCAATCCCTTCAGGACGAGGATGCGGTTTTTGAGCTTCTTGTCCTCCTGCTCGTAAAGGTAACGGCGAAGGCTGGCGCATGATTTTGTGATCATGGGCTTGAGCCGTTCGTTGTTTAGCTCGACCACTTTCTTGTCGCTCTCGAGAGTCCACATGATGTCGCCCAGCTGGTGATCGCCGATGTAGCAGGACAGGTTCTGCGCGGTCTGAGAGATCGCGCCTTGCGAGCCTTTCACAATGATCAGCTCGCGCCATTTCGGATCGTCGAACCAGTCGTAAATGAGCTGCGAGAGAGGGAAGGCATCGAGGTCAATCGGGCCGGGCTTCACCTGCGACACCTCGCGTGGCAGCACGATGTTCTGTGCCACCCATTGCTGAGATGGCATCTGCTCTTTGATCGTGAGCAATTCGAGCCAGAAGGCGTGCAGCCAGTCTTGTGTTTGGCGGCGTGTCATGCAGCGGCGAGCGCGTAGGGTTCCGCAAGATTGCTCCGAACCAACTCACCAAAGCAGGCGCGCACATGCGCGGCCTGGCCCGCGATAAAGGCCTCGAAGCTGATGCCCGAGGCAGTGAGGTTGAGCGTGGTGTAGAGCGGCTGCAGCAGGTGCGGCGCGCTGAGGCCCCGGATGATGTTGCGCACGATCTGGCCTTGTAGCTCTATCAGGTCTGCCGTCTTGATCATCGACCTCTCCGCCAATGCCACGGACTCTTTTTGAGTCTGCATTTTTCGCAAGAGTTCCAGCGATGAACGATGTTCCGAATTCAGCAACGCGTAGGCTTGCAAGTCGTTGTTTGCAAAAGCTTCGTCAGCGGCTCGTCGCTCGCGTGCGGTTTTGATCTCCTGCTTTTCCAGCTCGACGAGGAAGCCGCGCTCTTCTTCCGGAATGTGCTGACTATGATTGGGAGCTTGGCTAGAGGTGCTCTGGTCTTTCGCTGTTAAAGTGGCTTGCTTTTCGGCTAAGGTATGAGCTATCGGCGAGGCTTGTTTGCATGGCAGGCCCTTCGCTGCTAGATCATGGAGGACCCGCGGGCACCGGTGCTTAAAGATGTCACGACCTCGCATACGCTCATACCATGCGACCATGGCAGCAGGCTCGTCGAACGGCGGTGAATCAGGGCCTTCCGGCACAGCTGCCCCAGCTTGCTTCCAGCGAAAATACTTGGCGCGTGAGATGTCGTAGATTCGCAGGACGTCGTCCTCCACCAGCGCACCAGGTTGCTGGGGCAGGGGGATGCCTTCGGTGTTGACCATGCTGGCCTCTGGCAGCAGATGCGCGATTTCGTCACGTTCGCTGAGACTGAGCCTGCCGCCGTCCATCCACTTTCGCATGAGAGCGGAAATGCGGGCTTCACGGATCTGATCTGGCGAGGTCGTGCCCTCAGCCATCTCCAAGAAGATTTGCCTGTCCACGTTGCTCAGCGTGCCGCCGTCGCCCACCTTTTTGACGAGGTTGCGCACGTCGGCAGCGAGCACCTTTTTCGCGATGGCTGGATCGATGTCAGCCATGAGGTCCATGCAGCTTCGTGGCCGTGAGACCTGCGCCCGTCAGACGCTCCAAAATGACGGCGCAGTATTTGGGATCGAGCTCGGTGGCGACGCATCGCCTGCCGAGTTGCTCGGCTGCGATGAGTGTAGTGCCACTGCCGCCGAAAAGCTCGAGGACGGTGTCGCCACGTCGAGAGCTATTCCAGATGTGGCGAGCGACTAAGCGCACAGGCTTGATGGTCGGGTGCAGATCCGAGACGACATTCCGAGGCTCGCGAATGACGGTGGTGTCGGTGGCGTTTCTCATGTGGCCGATGAGGGTGATGAGTTCGCCTTTGGTCAGTTTCTTGAGGTCGATATCATCGTCGATGATCGTGGATTGCGAGTAGCCGCCCTGCCAGTAATGCCCCGCGCCTGGACGCCAGCCGTAGAGTATGGGTTCGTGCTGCCACTGATAATCCTGACGGCCCAGAGTCCAGGCTTGCTTCACCCAGATGAGGCATTGGCGAACATCGAGACCGGCTTCGCGGGCGGCCATTCGCGTCTCGAGACTGTAGCTCTCAGCGTGCGCGATGTAGAAGGCACCGCCTTGCTTTAGCATGGTGGCACCGGCATTGAGCCAAGCCTTCAGAATGGCGCAGTATTCGTCACCTGGCAGATCATCGTTCAAGATGGTGACTGCCGCGAGGGTGACATGGTCTTTGATGCGCCTCCGAAGGCTCTGGTCGTAGGCGACATTGTATGGCGGATCGCACCACAGCATGTCGGCCTTGCCGCCTTCAAGGATGCGCTGCCAGTTGTCCATTGATGAGCAGTCGCCACAGAGTAGCCGGTGGCTTCCAATCTGGTAAAGATCGCCGGGATGGACCTGCCACTTGATCTGGAGCTCATCGGCCTTCGTGAGCAGTTGCTCCGCGTTGTCATCGTCGCCCTCGACCTCGAGAGGATCGACGAGGGCCATCAGCGCCGTCGTATCATAGCCAGCAAGCGCAGCGTCCACACCAGCCAGGTCGATCTCTCCTGCCAGAGATGCGAGGATGGTATTCTCCCAATCGCCGAGAGGACGATTCGCGGCGATCATGCGCGCGTAGTGAGTTGGCTCGTCGTAGTCCACGACACTCACGTCGACCTCGACGATGCCCAGAGACTCCATCACCTTACGGCGAAAATGCCTGCTAACCAGGCAGCCGTTGCGCTCATTCCAGACTAGCGGATCGAAGTAGTCGTGCTCGACTGACTTTTTGAGCACCTGCCAGACAGGCGAGTCCGGCTTGGGATGCTCCCTGGGATTACGGGGATGGGGTTTTATCTGATCGATGGGAAGACGACGAATGCAGATGGCAGCGACGGTTGGAGACACGGTGCGCACGCGGTGTCAAAGTCTCAAAAGTTTTCGAGACATCCCGTGTGCAAAATGCATGAGAGACATAGAACCCGCAGGGCTTGAGGGGTGGTCTCGGAAGCCTCCTAACGTGGGGGGGAGTGGGTCGCAATAGCGAGAGGTTGGCCACCATACCGCCTTGTTCTGAGCCAGCGCTAGCGCTCCGCTTTTTGTTCGGTGTGTGCTTCTGTCTCAGAATCCTATGTTACCTGTATGACCTCTTTGAAAGTCAATAAAATCAAGGGGTTCAGCGTCAAGAGGTCGCCGCTTGCACCGCTGCTCAGATCCCCTACCACTGTGTCTTTCTTTCTGCCGACTTTCTTTTTCCAGCTAAATTCTTCCAGAGGTCGCAGAGGTCACCCCCTTTCATCGATAGGTAGAGAAAGGGGAAGGAGCGCTCCTAGCTCAATGCAAAGAGTCCGGCGTTGCGTGGTCTTCGCTTAGCGCTCGACAGGCGCAGCCTTGGGAGAGGTGCTGACCTCTCAGGCCTTCGACGCCCCTCTGCGCGGCGCGCGCTCTGCCCTGCGATCTATCGACCGCAGCTCCGCTGCGCATCGCACAGCGGAGCGTTCTGCCGCAGCCTGCGCCTGGTCAGGGCACAGCCATAGCCTTTGGTCAGAGCTCGTCTCCTATCGGCCTGCGTTGCGTCGTGCGAGCATGGCTCTATACCTTGGGCTTCACGCGTTGCACCGCGTATCGAGCAGGCGTCACGCCTGGACGATGAAGCCACTTGAAGGGGTCGCCCGCCTTCGTCATGAAATACAGCTCGTGCATCTTTTTCTTCAGCTCGTTGCCCAGAGCTGATCGACTGGTCGGCGTCAAATACTCCGCCGCCTGGCGATCACGATCCGCTTCATCGCCCGTCGCATGATCATCAAATTCATACTCATCCTTCTCCGCCTTCTTGTCGGCCTTGTAGCGCCAGCCGCCGTCCTTGCGTTCCGTGGCCTTCACGCTGTCGATGTCCTTTTCCGGCCACAGCTTCGCCTGTACTTCTTCAATGGAATGCCGACGAGCCACACCGGCCAACTGCTGCACGGTCACCTCGAAATGCTCCTTCATCGTGCCGTCGTCATTTTTACCAAACTCCTCCATGGCAATTTGGGCCAGCCGCTTGTAATCGCGCGCGGCCTTATCGCCGATGTTATCGTTTAGGTTTGGGGCCATGCAATCCCACCTCCGGTCAAACGACTTCCCGGCGTGCAGCACCACGCCAGGCACAATCTCCGCCCATGACTCAAAGGAGTCCAGTGTCTTCGTGCCCTTCGGTCGGCCAGCCGCATTCCACTCTTTCACCATCGCCCACATGCACGCCAGCAGATGCGCGCGATTATTCGGCGCAAGGAAAAACCTCTCACCGATCAGGACCATGTTCGGATCTTTTGGTCGATCCGTCGCAGCCAAGGGGTTCCACAAGTCGCACATCAGCGTTCGCCTTTCCAGGTCGGCAGAGAGCTTGATATTGTTGCCGGTCAAGATGGTCACGCCTTGCAGCTTAGGCGCGACCATCACGTTGCCCCCGAGCTTCCTGAAGTCCCACTCCGCATTGCTGATCCACTGATCGAGCAACTCCGTCTTCACCTCGTGGCCACCCCAGTCGATGTTGTCGAAAATCGTGTAGCACACACCCGCCAGCGCCGCTGAATCTAGCGACGACTGCAGCTTGTCCTCTTTGTCCTTCAGCAAAGGCATCGTCTTTCTTGAGCCAAAGACAGCCCATGTCACGCACCAGGCCAGGTTGGTTTTTCCGCTGCTCTGGATGTTCGCGATGTACGCGAAGCCAGGACTCTTTCCCACATACAGCATTCGGCAGTAGACCGACAGCATCGCCGCGAAGTGAATGGCCATGTCTCGATTCTCCGAGCGCCAGCCGAACGTGTGAAAGATGCGATGCAAATCAGCCACCGCCTCGTCGAAGTCCATGCTCTCTGAGTAATCCACCTCGCTGTGCGTGTAGATGCCCGTCGCCTCATCGTAGCCATCGGGTAGCAGGCGCACGCCATCGCCTTGGAAGACGGGCAATCGCACCGGGTGCATCGCCGTGATCTCAGGCACCGCCCTGCGCAGCTCATCACTAGCCAGCAGGCACTCCGCCTTGTCCTTCGTGAGCTGCCCCTTGATCACCAAAAATTCGCCAGTGTGATTGCCTTGTGGGTCCTTGAGCGGCACCTTCTTTTTGACGAAAATCACACCCCGATTGATCGGCAGCCATGACCGAAAGCGCCGTGCCGTCATGGGCGAAAAATCCCCCCTCTCATCATCCCACGCCATCAGCTCATTGTTGCGCCGAAAAAGACCCCACCGTCCATCGCGTGCGGCCATCATTCGTGCCAGCACAATGGCCATATCATCAGGCGGCATGTCCTCTGGAATCTCCGCCACCTCCATTGCGATCAGCTCATCGGTCGACATGCCCAGCGCATCATCCAGCGTGCTCAGCGCACGCGCGAACTGCTTGGCTTTCTCTATGGACTTCGCCTTCGCATCATTCCTCATTTAGTTGTCGCCTCGTGATTGTAAATCGGCTGTTCTTGGATCGACTTCATCCCCGCCTCGGGATTGAAATACAGGCACCGCTGCAACGCAGGCCCCGTCGTAAATGGCACAAATTGCCCCTCTCTTGTCTTCCCCTCGCGCCATGTATTCGCACAGCGCACGTTGACGCACGGGTTGCTCAGCGCCTGCGAGTCGCAGCCGATAGCGGCCATGCGATCACGCACTACGCCCACACACGTCAGCCACTCCTCTTCATCTTCAGCATCGATCCGCACCAGCGCATGAATGCTGCGCCCGCCCGACTGGACCATCATCACAATCGGGATGCGTAGCCGCACCATCACATTCAGCCACAGCCCTGGGGCTGCCTCATCGCTCTCCAGTAGCATCATGGGGAACCGGGTCAGGCTCTGCTTCGTGCGTCGGCTCATCTCCGGTGGCGAGTCACTACCTTTCGCCAAATATTTTGGGTGCCAGAGTCCATCGACAGGCTGGATCAGCCAGATCATCCCTTCCTTTGATCGGTCAGGAATCGACTCGGCCTTCGCAGCTTTGAATCCCTGCTCCTTTGCCAGCCTCCACCACTGCCCCTGCCAGCGCATGTAGTCCCCGCGCGACTTCATGCTGCTGAATAGCATCACCTTATCCTCAGGCCGATAGAGCAGGTCGATCATCTGCCCCGGTGCCAGCGCACGCGGGTCATAGGGTGATCGGCAGCGCAGCCAGGCCGGGTTAATCTCCAGCCCTGGGGCCTGCGCTCGCCTTAGCGCCTGCGGGTCAAACTTCACCGCCTGCTTCCTCTTTGGCACCACATAGTCAGGCAGATTACCACGCTCCGTATCACCGCTGAGCAAGTGCCCGCGAGGCTTGCTCTGCGCCGTCGACAGCGCCGAGCGCAGCTTGTGCCACAGATCCCGCTCCGGCCAAGGCGGCAGGCATAAGTTGTTAAACTCCTGCATCAGCGGATACGCCTCCTCAGGATTCAACCCAAAGCCCCAGACCAAAGCCGACGCCACACGAAAGGTCGACGCGTGCCCACCCTGCCCACTGATCGCAGGCGGACACTTGGCCATCAGTAGGCGCGCACGTTCGACGATGGTCATGATCACGTTATTCCCTTTTTTGTTTCGCGGTTGTCTGTATCACTTTGCCTTGGCAAGATGCGCCTCTCTCAGGGCCTTCCAGCCTCTACGTTTGTGCCAGTTCTTCACGCTCTCGACGTCCAGCCCACAAGCCTCTGCCGCCTTCGCGATGCTGCCAGTATCGAGGTAGGTGCTGAGCGCGATTTTCTCTGCCTCGACATTCTTCTCGCGCTTGCCCCCGCGCTGTTTGGGTTGCGTCTCGGGTTCCGGCGTCGTCGACTCTGGTGCCTCGTCATTTGCCCCATCCAAGTTCCCACTTTCCAGTTCGGGCGGCTCGGGGTATTCACTGCCCTCGATAGGCTTCAGACTCTCCTCCTTTGTCCCAGCCTTCGCCACCAGCGCAGCGATGTCGCGGGCCTCGCGCTTCGCGTCGTATCCGATCAGTGTGGCCAGTTCTCCCGCGATCCCCGGCACACTGCCCGGCCCCTGCAGGCGCAGCGTGCGTGCGACCAGGGCGAGGCCGAGGATGTCCAAAAGGTTGCTGGCGATGCTCTTTGCCTCTGCGAACACATCCTTCACGCCCAGCACCTTGGCCATCCATTCACGGTCTGCTGTCTCCGTCAGCCGCTCATAAATGAGCCGCGCAATCCAGTCATGCTTGCAAGTCGGCTCAGCGCATTCGCAGATCTTTGTCACCCAGCTCTGCCCAGCGACCAGGATGCCTGTCGCCTTTGCCTTGTCCTTCGCCGCCTGTGCCTCGTCCACGGTCTTCACCATGGGCGTCACACCTTTGAGCGCGCCACTAGTTTTGAATAGAGCACGCACAGCGGACTCCGGCCCTGTGACCGCCTGCAAAGCCAGCCTCGCGTCGTAGAGCGTGCGGACGCGCCCTTTGCCGTCCACGATCTTCCTGCACTCCAGTCCCGACTCCTGCAGCATCGCCCCCCACTTATCCGTCTTCGCCTTCGGATCGACGAGCAGGATCTTGTCCGGCATCTCATCAGCGGCCACATAGCCGCTATCACCTTTGATCGTGACACCATCGAAGCTGAAGATCTTCGCGGCCACGTCCTGACTCAGCATTGGCACCCCATCGCCATCGTCCGAGTGGGAGACAGCCTGCGTCACATGTGCCCGTTGCTTGAGGTCAAAGCACGCCGGATTGAGGCACGTGCGCGTTTTCGCCTTGCCCACGACATCCGCCCGATTGCCACCCCAAAATTCACACGCATGACAGGCAGGCTTCCCCGGCACGAGCTTGTCGTCATCCTGGGAGAACTGGCCATTATTTAAGTCGCGTCGCACTTCCTCGGAAATAAACTCCCGTGCCTCCACGACCGTCATCGGCTTCTCTCGGTAGACGATCTCGGTCTCTAGCCACTCGTGCATATCCTGTGACTGCGCGCCGATCATGGCCGCAATCTCCAGCGGCGTCTTCCGCTGGTGCACCCGCAACTGCACACGCTGCGAGCATTTGAGCACTGCCTCACAGCGAGTGATGAATGACGCATCCTTCCCGATCTCTTCTGCCAGTCGAGCCTTGGTGTAGATCGGCATGCCTAGCTCATCCTGCTCCGCCAGCATCTCATGCACGGCACGCGCAATCTCCATCGGTGTCAGGTCCTCGCGCTGCATATTTTCCTTCAGCGCCAGCTTGCGCGCCACCGCTGCCGAGGATGGCTTGGGGCGCACCACGATCTCGACCGTCTCCAGTCCCGCGATGCTCGATGCACGCCAGCGGCGCTCGCCCGCGATCAGCCCATACATACCGTCAGAATCATCGTAGTAGACCACCAGCGGCTGAATGGAGCCACCATCATCCTTCAGCGATTGCGCCAGTTCAATGAGCAGCCCTTCATCAAACTCCGTCCGTGGATTGATCCCCGGCTTGATCTGAGTCAATGCCACGCGTGGCAGTTGGTGGGGCAGGGGCGGTTGTATGGTGTCAGTCATCGTCGTGGTCGTTGTACGGATTGCTCTTCTCCAAATCAATTTCCTCAGGCTTGCAGCCCACTAGCTCGGCAATGCGACGGCGCTCGGCAGCATCGCGCGCGGCCTTCACGCGGGCCTTGTCTTGTTGGGCCTTCTCCTTCGCGGCCTTGTCCTCCGCGCCATCGTCCAGGCTGGCGGCGTCCAGTTGACCGCGTGGGCGATGCTTCTCCGCATTCGCCGCATACTTGGCTTTTGAGGCCACACTCTTCATGCCCCGGCTCAGCATCATCACGCCCGTCTTCCGGTGCACCTCGCGCGAAAACAGGCGCTTCATCCGCGCTGAGAATGCCGCCTTTCCTTCTCCCACCAGCTCTGCCAGCGTGGTCATGTTCAGCGGGCCGATGAATTCCTGATAGCGAGCGAAGAGCAGTTGGTAAATCCGTTTAACAACCGTCAACGGATGCAGCCCATCACCAATGATCCACATGACGATCCGCCGCCGCGCCCACTCGGCCACAGCATCGGCCTCCTCTTTTTTCAGCGACAAAAGCTCTAGCCGCTCGCTCTCCACCGCCAGCTCCGGCCAGGCGTAGCCGTGCTCGGCGCTCTGCTGATTGTCCAGAGCATCCGCTTCGTACTCCTCCGCCAGCAGCACGTCCAGCGGCGTCATATCCGTGGCTGCACTCCACCCGCCATCGACATAGGCGCGGCGAAACACGCCCTGAATGCGCTTTTCGTGCTCGCTAAAGGTGACGCGTCTAGTCATCGTGTGTGCCCTCCACGGTCTGCGGTTCTACCTCACCCATTGCTTTCAGTGCCCAATCAATGGCCTTCTCTCGCAGCCTCATCTCGTGTCTCAGAGTCACCTGGAGATTCGCGTGCATCGCTGCAATGGTCACTCGCTTGGGTACCATCGCATCCACTGCCGCAGTGTATGTCCCATAGTCGTCGCGACTGATCGCTGTGTGCGCGTCTTGCCATAGCGATAGCATGCGCTGGACCTCGGCAAGTAGCTTCTGTTTGCGCTCCTTTGCGACGCGGCACACGGCATTCAGCTCAGTATTTAGGTCGACGATCATGGTGGTGTCTGTTGTTTGGTTGATAGAGAGTTTGTTGGCTTCATCGCTGCCCGGCGTTCACGCATCCGGGCAGCGCGGCTCGTCGTCAGCGTGTCGCAAGCGGCGTGCACAGACCCGCTCTCGACCACTTGGCGAATGCGTTCCAGCTGCGCCTCGGTGACCTTCTTGGGCAGATAGTTGCCGCCCACGGTCGTCGGCTTCACCAGATACGCGGCCTCGCTGCTCACCCGTGCCAGCTTGCGCAGGTGCAGCCAAAATCCATAAGGGATGCACTGCGTCGCCATCCAGGCGCGCGCGGCTATCACCTGCTCGTCGCTCGCGTTTGGGCTCTGCTTTTTCTTCCCCACCTTCTGAAAGACGAAGCTCTCGATGCTGGCCAGAATCTGCGGCACCACCTGCTCCACCTTGGCCCAAGTCTTCGGCGTGGTGGCGATGCTGCCTGTGAGCCATCCGTTAAATTGCGCCCAATCCCATTTCATCGCGCCTCGTAGTCGGCGCATGAATCCGCGCGTCTCCCTAGCTCCTGCCACCAGTGCACGGATGCGTTGTTGCTCCTCGGTGGGCACCGGTGGCAGCTTGCGCGGGGCAGGGGATGCCACCGCACGGCGGGGGCGGTCTACGATCACCACCTCGGCCCGTGGCTCCATCTTGATCGGCTCTTGATATTCCTCGCCAAAGAAGCGACGGCGCGTCTCGCGGTTGATCGCGTCCAGCTCCTCAGCCTCCTTGATCATCTGCTTCTCCAGCTTGCTGCCTGGAGTGACTACCGGGAAGCCGTTGATGATCTTCCCCCCATCGCCACCCATACCGCCAACCTTGCGAGTGGCGATACCCATGGCCTGATTGTCCAAATGGTTTAATGCTTGTGCAATGGCTGCGCTCATAGCTCGGTTGTCTGTGATTCACTTGTTCGGGCTATTCATAACGAGCACACGCGACACGCGCCTCCCGTCATGGTTCCGCGAGAGAATAGTTCCGGCTGCCGCTCGCTTTTCGCTATCCTGCCGGACTCAAAGGCTTGGCGCAGTTCGCGCATTGATGTCGGCCACGTGTCACGCCCTGGAGTTCGGAACGTCCCTCCGATTTCTTCCTCCATGGCCTCGCCTCTCGCCCAGCGGTCACTGTGGTTTTTCCAGAGCCTCCACCATTCACCGATTTGCTGATGATAGCATACGTCGCAGTCTGTGCGCTCAGGGATGCGTTCCGCCAGTCCGTGGCTTTGCAGGCACTTCCACACTTCATTCACGCCCCATCCCCATTCACGGAAAGGGTGATGGTTGACGATGCCGATGTCATCGAAGATCCCGCCAAGGCGGGTTTCCTCATCCGCCCTCAGTCCAACGTAGTGATGCACTTCGCCTTGTCCCGCCAGTGCTGCCATCATCTTCCGCGCTGGCTCGATTTTGATTTGACGCGTGCAGAACCTCGCCCGGAAATTTGGGAGCATCTTGTTGTTTCGGATGCACTCGCCGAGGCTCGTGTGCATCACGGGGATGATCTTCGAGCCGAGTCTTTGGCCAAGCTCTTGCCACCAGTCGAACATTTCCGGCAGTTCCCAGCCTGTCGGCGTGATGTAGTAGCGGAACGCGATTTCTGGATGGCGTTCGCGCAGCTCAAGAGCGAGCGCAGTGGAATCCTTGCCCCCGCTCAACGCCACAAGGTGAAACGGCGCAAGCCCGAACAAAGCGCTGCTGCCAATGACTGCCGCGTGGGAGTCATTAGCGATGGCGGAGCTGGAGGGCGCGGCATTCATGGCAGAGCTCATTGGTTCTCCAAAATCAGTTGTTGTGTCTTCCGTGCTTGCCACAGCGTGGCCAGTGCCCAGCCCGCACGCTGCGCTGAGTCGCTGTCGTCACGGCTCAGCAGTCCTTCGATGATCACATCAATGATCAGCGGAGCGTCCTTCATGCGCTCCGCATCTGCCGAGCGATGCCAATCTTGCATTGCCCTCTCAATCGACTGCTCCCATGCGTCGAATTCCCGTCTCTGCTCTGCCGTCAGATAGCCCGTGGGGATAGTTGCCACCTGGGGCGGATGCGTCATCAGCATCGCCAGCGTTAGCCACAATATGACCTGGTCGTTCGGCTTCATCGGAAGGTCGCGCCTCCCATCGCTTGTGCCGCTGCGCGGCTCAGCCCCACGGCCATCAGGCAGGCCACCTTGTCCTCGATGAGCACCACATTGGCGCGGGCGAAGTGCCCACCGGCAGAGTTGCGATTGAGTCGGCCTGCGGCCTGCGAGCGCTGCAAGGCAGCGATGACTCGCGGCCACTGGCACTGTGCCCTCTCTACCGAGCCGGGTGCGCCAACTGGCTGCACTCGCTCATTGCGATCATTCCAGATCATAGCCTTCACTTGGCCCCCCCTTTTTTTGCTGGCATCGGGTACTCGTGTTGGGCGATCCGCTCCGACACGCGATAGACGTCTGAAGTTGCGAAAAATAGCGTGTCGCCTCTGCCTCGACCACTCTGTGATCGGGCTGCAGGCTTGCGTGCGCAGGGTGTCAGCCAGCCTGCTTGGCAGGCATCGTCGAGCAGCACGCGCCCGCCCAGATATTCCATCGCCTGCTCGCGGGTCATGTGAGCAGGCTCCCGCGTGAATAGGCCTAGCACCTGCGCGGTCTTGCGTGGCATGGTCCGCACACTCATCGTAGGCTCAGCGCCTCCCCGCTGCTGCACGCTGCCGTCACTGGGCGCTCCTCGCACCATAGGCTGAGGTGGCTCACCAGCGTGCTGCCGTTTTTCTGCGCCACCTCTATGAGGGCCAGATTGCAAGCCACAATCGCAGACGCAGCGTGCACATCGGCCTTGTAAAGGGGGCGGCTCTCCCGATCTCGGATGCTTATGCTGTAGGTCTTCATGCGCTCAGTCCCTCCCCATCCACATTGGTTTTCTCGGCCATCTCGTATGCCATCTTCGCCGCCAGGGCCTCGACCATGGCCACGCCCTGCTCGGTGAGCCGCACGGTGACCTTCCTCCGATCACCCTTGATCATCGCATCCCTCGCGGCCAGACCTGCCACGTCCAGCGTATCGACGATGCCCGTCATGTTAGGCGGCGAGCAGTCGCACTCCGCCGCTAGCTCGCTCATAGGCATGTCCTTGCGGCTGTATAGCAGCGCTAGCACCAGGAGTGCCCGTTGGCTCAGGCCCTGGGCTATGCCGAGGCGCAGAGCATTGATGAGGGATCTCATTGTAGATTACAAATAGAGGTTGCTCCGGGACAGCTAGGCATGGCCCAATCGATGATCGTGACCTTTTTGGAGCGACTGCTCCGCACGCCAGCCACCCACAGGGCCTCGCTCCAATTGATCTGAGCGTCGCTGTACGTCGGCAGTGCGCAGTGGCTGCGCAGCATGGTCTTAAGGAAATCCGCGCCACCGCCAGGCACCACGATGCTCACACTGAGCAGCGATCCATCGACCGTCGCGTTATCGCGCGTAGCTTCCCAATCGGTGCGCCAGATACTGGCGATGAAGCCATCGCCCACATTCACTTCGTGCGCGTGCATCATCGTGCACCTCCCGCGTATTCATTGACCAAGGTCGCCCTGATCTGGATGTGGTCGGGTATCTCCCACGTCTGCCGCAGGCGAGCGACGGCATTGCTCGCCGAGCTGCCGGTCATGATCGCTGTGCAGCGTGCACGGTTGTCTTCCACCCATGCGCAATGCACGCGCACGGTTCCTCTGGTGTTCGTCGTCGTATCCTTCATCGGTGTCCCTCCGTTTTTGGTTTATTGTTCCGACTCGGTGATGCCGAGTCGGCGTAAGAAATTAGGCGGCGTCAGACATCGATGTGGTCTGCGGCCGGATCGCGGCGATTGCCGCCTCGTAAATGACCCTCTCCAGGGATTTTTGCTCCCTCGTCGCCTTGGCGATGAGGGAGTCCAGCTCTTCGTGGGTGAGTGCGTCTGTGAGATTGAGTTTAATCGTGGCTGTCATATGCGGATAGTCGTGGGCTATTATTTGTCCGAAAAGGATAACGTCAAATAAAAAGTTGTCCTTGTATGACAATGGGAGATAATTAGTTTATGACTCCAGACCAGCTCCGCCAAATCCGTGGCGACCGTACACGGGAAGAATTCGCCGCCTGGCTAGGCGGCACCACCGCCTCCACGCTCAATAAATGGGAGCGCAGCATCAATCCCATCCCGCCCTGGGTGACGGAAAAGTGCCTCGCCAATGTGCAGGTATCCCTGCCGCTCAAAGAGCTGCAAGCCCTCATGGATCACGCTCGGCAGCGTGACCTAAGTTTTGAAACCATGCTGGGAGAGGCACTGCGAAACTACCTTCGGCAGCACACTGCACAGGCAGCCAGCGAAGATGAAAAATCGCTTAAACCGCAGTATTGTCCCCGTGCGCAAGAGCACGACAGATCCGAGTGACCCAGCAGACTCACAGGGTAAAAAAAAAGGCTAGCCACAGAATGGCTAGCCTTTTTTTGTGCCCGACTACTTGCGTGCTTGCGTCTGCACCACGACTTGCTTGGACCGATACTGATCAGCCTTGATGTAGCTCTCCATCATACCCCGCATTTTATGCACATCCCGATGCATCAGATAGACGGCAATAGGCAGGAGAAAAGAGCATGCCAACCAAAAGCAGATTAACAAGACAAATACAAACGCAAGCAGAGGCCCGAACGTCTTCTGCAAACCATCCCAATTCAGATAAGCATCTGCCAAGCAATAAATCATGAGGCAGGGTTAGCTACAGCTCTCCAATCGTCAAGCCCGTCGAATCGCGTGTGCTAGCACATTAATTCTAGCACACCAGCGCTGCAAGCCTCGCAGAATAAAGAACACAGCGTCAGGCCCTCATGCATGGGGTGCAAGAGGTCGTGAGTTCGAATCTCGCCAGCCCGACCAGATGTCTAGGATTCCAGCCCGAAAGGGCGGAATCGTGCTTGTGTAGTTTGTGCTT